ACCTGATGTTGGTAAGACTGCGCGATATAAGTTCGTTCGTCGGGGAAGCGGAGTACATGCGGGTTCAGCCATGGCTAAGAGGGCTGGGCAGTGCTGCTTCCTGTGGAGTGTGGTTAGTGCTGATAACATACGGTCCGGGCACTGAGGAGCAACTGCGCGCTGCGGGCCTTTGGGGACTAGATTTGATGACATTCAGGGAAAGGGCGAAGGATCTATCGACTTATGCGAAGGCGGACTTGTTGCCGGTGGGATGGAACCGGGAACTGTTTACGGAGCTGCAGTCGGTCACGGGGTACATGTTCGAGCCTGACCCCAAGTTCGACAAGAGGCAAGAGGCCCTAGATCTGGTTGAAGGTGGGATGACACGGCCGGAAGAGTTTAGAGCATTTATAGGGCGGTAGGGAAGAATTTCAAATACACGGGAAGCAAGCCGGCGCCGTTAGAAAAGTGGATTGACAAGCTGACGTGGTCGACACCGGGCGGGATGGCACTGAGTGGACTGAAGGGTGTCGGGTTTGAGATAGAGGGCGAACAGCTGAGATTGCGCAAAACTAAGAACACGCTAGTCAATTTGATCGACAAACGCGAGTGCGTCAAAAAAGTGGAGGCGGACGGGTTCACGTGGCTGTCGAACGTCGAGGTTAAGAGTGAGACAGCTAAGCTGAGGAATATATACAACTTCTGCGTCTGGGCGTTCATGATGAGCTTCTGGGTGATTGACGCTCTGATAGAGATTAACTTCAGGGGCATAACTTCACTGGGTGAGAATTTTGACGAAATGAGGGCCAGGATGGTCGAGATGTTGGATTTGACAGCACGGTATATCAGCTTTCCGTTGGATTGGCGAGGCTTTGATAAACAGGTTTCAACTTGGCAGCATGAGGAGGCATGGGACGCAATCGCTGATGCGACGAGTTCACACGACGTGGTGGAGAAGATCAAGGCGGGGCTGAGAGATTCACACATTATGATCAATGAGAAGGGCGAGGTGTTCAAGGTGCGTCAAAAGAACGGCCTGTTATCTGGCATACCTGAGACAAGCATGGTAGGTGCCAGAGTCAACACAATAACGTGTGAGGTGGTGTCGCTGATGATGTTTTCGATGACGGGCGTGCGGCCAGTCAACTACAAGATAAGGGGTGACGACAGCGCCATTTGGTTCACAAGCTATGCACAGGCTGCGTTGTTCTTCGTTTTGTTTTCGGCTGTGGCAGATGCTAGCCCCGAGAAGTGTAGAGTTGGGCAGGAGATGGAATTCTTGAGGTTGCGGTACAGTGCTAAAGGTGTGGTTGGCGTTCTGAACAGATCGCTGGCTGGCCTGCTGCAACGCAAGCCTATCGCCGAACAGACGCCTTGGCGGCGAGGCTATAGAGCGGCGGTG